TGCGTAGTTCAAGCCCACGACGCGCTGCAGCCCGTACAGCCGATGGAGGGGAGAATGATTCAGCGTCTCCCCTTAGGTCTTTCCCTCTTCAATGCTCTCCATCGCTACATTGATGTAGCCATCCCAATAAGCATCACTTTTATCGTCCATGGTCAAAGCCTTTTAACTACAAACACTAAATCATCATAACGTCCTTTGACGTGGCGAAGATAAACTGAGCATTGGACAAGTAGTCTTACTATGGCAGCATCAACCCACCATATTAAATGCCAATTTCAACCAGCGTGATTGCCTTGTCAACAAAGGGAGCTAAAAGTTGCTCGTAAAGCTCAATGTAGGAGTGATAGGTGTCTTTATCTGTGCCACCATTCTTCTCGTGGCCATTGATGTCGTACTTGGCAATGATTTCGCGGAGAGTCATGGTTGGAAATAGCGTGAGCAATAGGAAGATGAAGAGCAGGCTTGATTGTAGTGGTCAAGCCCGGTTTCGTGCATATTATGCACTTTGGCAGGGATAGAGCCAATCCAAAATTCTTGGCTCATGCGATCATGGTCATTCAAGAAGGCTGGATCCAGCTTCAGCAAGTGAGAGGCGTTAGCCCACCAGTAGTTGCCAGATGAATGCTCTACAGGGAATGAGCGCCAGTTTACTCCCACCACATCATGATCGTCAAGCAGCAAGCAAGCCCGCCGCCAGTCCATCAAGATAAAATGTTGCATCATCATCCGCCAATCGTCTTGGTTCTTGGTGGGATGGGAAATGCCTTTGCTATGGAAGTAAAGGATTTGGGAATCAGGGAATGATTCGGCATAGTGTCGTGCCATCAAAAGAGAAGGCTTTTCGGAGAAACCATCCTCTCGATACACTTGCTTGTATGGTCCCTTCGGCAATGGGGAAGAACCATTCACTGAAACGATCACTTCTGCATGGTCAAAAAGCCCACTAAGCATCAGCAAGCCCATTTGCTCACTAAAGATTTGCTCCCAGTGGTGCGCTTGATAAAGATGGTAGATGACAAATTGCCGCTTCATGCCAACACTGGAAGAAGGGTGATAATTCTACCATTCCATTCCTTGGCCAATGACTTCATAATGTGCTCTTTGAAATTGTGGGCAAGGATGACAACAGTGTCGTATTCTGGCAGCACGCTTCTATCCACCACTTCAAAGCCAGTGCCAGGAATGAAGAGGCCCTGCTTTTCTGGCGTATCGTCAATGACCACCATTGCACCAACAGTGTGAATGTTGAGATTGAGAGCATTGAGAAAAACGCATCCCTTCGCTGCTGCCCCAAAGAAGCAAACTTTTCCCAGTGTATGGTTAGCTAAGTCGTAAATAAATTGATCGCCAATATTGTTAATGGCAATATCAAAAAATGCCAAGTCCACTGCATCTTGTTCATGCTTGGTATAGCGAGATAGATCAAAAGCAGGAGCGCTGGGTTCTTTATTTGTCATCCATAGACGCATTGTGCCACCATGAATATCTTGGGGCAGCGCATGAATAATCTTCAGTCCGTACTGCTTAAACAATTTCTCCAATGGAGAGAGCAGCCAGTAGTAATAATGCTCGTGGTAAAATTGATCAAATTGACCAGTACAAATGGTTTCCAGCGCATAGGGAAATTCCAGAATCCACACGCCATCTAGATGCTTCTGGATGCCACGAAGAAAGGCATGGATGTCTTTCGTATGCTGAAATACATTGGTGGAAGTGATGATATCAGCCTTTGGGACATCCACTTCATCGCCCCAGTAAGCATTGATAAATTCAATACCAGCCTCTTCGTTTTCTTCCTTGACACTCTCACTAGCATCTACATTAATAAGCCGCAGCTTTTCATTTGACTGTTCTTGGAATGTTTTCAGCAACGTGCCATCATTACCGCCAATATCAATGATTGTATCGTGCTTGAGATGTTTGAAGCTTTGGAACAAGGCAGCGCAATGGTCAATGTATGGCTGGCTTGTGCCGCTGCGATAGAGGTAGTGCTGATAGAGCTTGGCTGGTTCCACTGCATAGTCCAAGTGGATGGTGAGATCATCCTCCACTACTGCTCGCAAGGGGAAGCGTTCAGCCCTCATGGCCTCTTCCGCAGTACGACAAAGATTGTTGACCAATGGTTGAGTGCCAAGGTCTAGAAGCGTGTGTGCCATTAGCCAATGAAGCCCATTGGGGCGCGACTGATGGGCATGCTACCAAAGAATTTCTCCTTGTACAACATCAGGCCAGATAACAAGCGCTCACTCAAGAAAGCCATAGCTCGCTGGTCGTAGCCCTGTAGCGTCATGATGGGCTCCTTGAACTCCTCCCAGATGGGCCACAAGCAATCAAAGAGCCTGTTCATCACGCGCTCATAGGACTGCCTAGGACCAAAGAGCATCGGGCCGCCTTGGAAGACGTTTTGGTTCCATACGGCAGCCATCTCCTCTGCCGAGAATGGAAGCTTGCCAGCTTCTGCCATCGCCATTGTCATTTCAATGCCAGGAAAAGAATGGCCTCCTCTAAACTGCGTGGCAAGGGAGCAATTGAAGGCGCAAGGCTCGGAAGTGTACAACACTCGTTCATCAGCACGAGCAATTGCATCTTCGTCCCAAAACCTTCTGTATTGACAATTGCCAATCAGCTTGGCATTGCTGTTGAGCATCAGCCAGTACACTGCCGTTAGTTCGCCCCACCATGGATTGAGCATTGAAATGCTATGGCCTTCATCATCAAGAAGATGACCTTGGAGGTCATGGAAAGTGCGCTGCTCTATTGTGAGCTTACAAGCATTGGCAATTACCACTTGCATGTTGGTCTGTGAAGCAAATTTCAATGGCATGTCGTGCATGCACACTGCATACATTTGCAGATCAGACGGTTGCATAAACGCTCCTGGCGTGCCATAGCTCGTTGTAGTTGTTCACTCCCTTGGCGCCAACGCCCGTAAGGTCGCCACCGCCGGAAGGCTTGCTCCAGGCCATGATTGTGCCATCGGGCAGCACAAAGGCACGGTTCTTCTGCTCGTGCGTGGGAGTCAGTTCCAGGTAGTCCCCGAAGATGTGATTAGCATTGCCGCCGTTAGCAGCAAGTGCAGCACCAAGAAGCGTAGGACCAGTGGGGCACAATGGAGTGATGCCATAGTATTGCTCGTGACAATTGTTCACGATCATTTCAATGGCAGTCACTAGCGCAGTGTTGTCCGGCTTGGAATAGAGAACAGTGGTGGCACATGCCCAAGATGTGTAGCTAAATCGCTGGATGTCTCGGAAAGCCAAGAATTCAATGCGATCACCAATGCCCACTGGATTGACTGCCCTCACCGCAATGTCAAAGTACCACCCGCCAAGTTTGTTCAGAAGGCAGAATCGCCCAAGATCAGCCTTGTAAGAATAGGGGAGCAGAGAATCGTAAGCCCACAGAACGTCAAGATCATAGTTGTCAGCAATAAACTGACGGAGCGATTCCTTGTTGTAGATGGTATGCTCTTCGTCGGGAAAAGCTCCCTGTACTGTGCTAGTAGCATGCCGCAAGAATGGAGAGAGTTCTTGATTCTCAGCATCAGAAAGAAAGATTTGCGAAACTGGCATCAGTCAATCCTCACGGTAGGAGCAAAGCCTTTACCTGCGTTGTCTTTCTTGATAGAAAGTGTGCGTTCAACAATGTCAAGCATTTTTTTGCCAACATAAGGCCAAGTAAATTCTTCCTGGTGTATGCGCTCCCAACACCATGCACCAGCCTCTGCCAGCCATTCTGGATTGTCGTAATACTCCGTAAGAATACGAGCCATTTCACTGGGTGATGGCTGTCCACGATCTAGTCCATAGTTGCGATCTACTTCCCAGCTTTCAATGGAAATACGAGGTACATCATCAAAGATTTCTTTCAAACTTGTGTGGTCAGGTACTAATTGTGCCACGCCAGTAGCAGCGTGTTCAGTGTTAACCAAGCCCCATCCTTCACCAATGCAAGTGTTGACGCCAATGTCCACTGCATTGTACACTTTGTTCAATTGTTCAATGGGAAGACAGTTGTCAGTGGAGAATGAGGGGCTGGTCAAGATCAGTTTGCCAGCAGCGTCATATCCGGCGTCACGAGCCACTCGCTTGAAAAGTGGCACCAAGTCCCATCCCATATCTTTCTGGCCCATGTGCAGCCATAGTCGAGCATCAGGCTTGTCCTTTGCAAATTCAATGAAGCCTTTAATGGTTAGGTCAATGCGTTTGCGCGGTTGATTGCGATTACCATTGAACACTATAAATGCATCTTGTGGCACTCCTAGCTCCTCACGGCATGCTTTCTTGTTCATGGGAAAGAACTTGGTGAAGTCAGTGCCATGACCAACCACATCAATGTGCTTGGTATAGCCAGCAATCTTTAGTTCTTTAGCCCCAAATTCCGTGTAGGTGGCAAGTCCATCCCATTCTGCTGTTGCCGGAATTGTTTCTGGGTAGATGCCATAGGAGTCGATTGGCGTGTAACAGAAGAATTTGAAGCCCAATGCTTCCTTTAAGCCTTTGACTTGTTCCCAAAGGTTGATTGCAATCCAGAAATCATTGGTCACCCAGATTAAATCTGGCTTAACTGCTTGGACTACTTCCGCAATACGGTGGGAGCCATGTGGATCATGACCGTGCGCCATTGCTGGATACATGCGGCAATGTTGCTGCATTTCGCTTGGATCACCATGCCAATTCACTGCTAGCGCATGCATCTCATGTTGCTCAGCCAGTGCTGGGATGAGGTATTCTGCCACGCGACCAAAGCCCGTTTGACACCCTACGTCACCGCAGTATAAAATTTTTGCCATGGAAAGTCGGAATCTTTCCGATGATAGCGGCGATTTTAGACTTGTACCGCTGGAGCCTGCTGCCGTAAGTAGCGCACGGAACACCGACACCTTGCCCTACAAGCGCAACGCTGTCCAGGCAGGGGCAGGCTTCCAAGGGGGACAATGCCACGAGCGGAGTAGTCCAAGCAATCTTGACAGTGCTGCGCTTGGCTGTCCAGGATGCGCTGCATCAAAGAGTAGCCCTGTCGTTGCTGTCTAATGGCAGTGCCTTCCCACCAAGAAGAGCGTACGCTTTCTGCGTACAGTCCCACTCTCGCAAGGGCCATAGGAGCAGACATGCCATCAGCCAATAAGGTGGAAGCAAACTTCTGCAGATAGGCATATTCCCCCCGCAATTTCTGTCCAATGCGACCATAGTCTGCTTGAGAGAGAGCAGCCTTGCCACCAGCCCCGACCATTGTTGCTTGAATGTGTGCAGGCTTCAGAGCTTCACGAACACTGCCTTGCCACTGATTGACTGTTATGGAACCATCAATTAGGCGCGTTGTGAAGTCCTTGAGCTGTGCGCTCAGTTTATTCACCCTTCCGTCTATCAATGCTTCAATGGCCTTCTGACTTAAAAAGCGACCATTCTCCCCTCGATAACGCCCGCTGATTGGATCGTAGGACCATTCGGCATCAAAACGGGCTTCAATGGAAAGGATGGTTTCAGCAAAAGATGAAACATCAAGAAGGCTCAACATCTTGGGCCTCCAGCAAATCCTTGAACTTCTCAGGCGCCTGGTCCTTCCATTGGTTCAATGCAGCATCAATGTCTTCCTGGGAAACAAAGGCTGCCTCTTCATCATCACCAAGGATGAAGCCAGAAGT